CGGGTTGCCACCATCGGCGAAGAAGCCGCCAAAGATGCTGCCAATGCCCTTCATCATCCGGGCAAAGACATTGTCTTCACCGGGGGCAATGCTGGAGCCAACGCCGCCGCTGCCCTTGAGCGCATCAGCAAACGAGCGCGCCAGCGGCTCCAATACGGTGAATCGGAGGACCATCTTGCCCATGTCCTCAAGGAGGCCGTTAAACACTGACCGGAGCCCTTTGCCGGAGAAGATCGCCTCCTCGAAGCTGCTGGCCATGTGTGCCGCCATCTGCGTGGCCATCTGATCAAGCCGCTGAGCGCGTTCCGCACTGCGCTCCAGTTCGTTGGCGAATTCCCGGATCGGCGAGATTTCGAAGAGATCCTTGGGATCGAACTTCGGCAGAGCGTCCTTCACTGCCTTGTCGGCATCGAAGTCGGCAATCTTCGGGGCGATTTTCTCGAGGCCAAGGCCGTTCAGCATCTCCTGGCGAGCGCGGATGGTCGCCAGAGTGCGCTCAGTGACATTGATGCTGCCCGAGAGGTAGGCCTCCTCCACGAACTTCAGGTCTTTAGTGTACTGCTCCATCGCGGTGCGCTCGCTGAGCAGCGCCTGGATGCGGGAGTTGGACGCCTTCTCCCAGTCGCGGGCTGACTTGTCGTTTGCTTTGCCGGTCTTTTCCGCTGCATTCGCGGCCGCAATTTCTGCATCGCGAGTGCGTCGCAACGCTTCTTCACGGCGGGCGAATTCTTCCTCACTTATCCCGCTACCCGGCGTCTCGAACTGCTTGCGCAGGGCAGCATGGGCGCGCTCATACTTGGCGGTTGCAGCTGCCGCAGCGTCCATCTTTTCAGTGACATCCTGAAGTGCCTTCGCCGCCTTCGCGCCCAGCAACGACACATCAATTTTGGTTATTTCTTCATCTTGTTTTGCAAGTTTCTCAAGGATCTTCTGCTCTTCTTCATAGAAGCTGGGAAGTCGCAGCGCAGCGGCGTCACTGCTCCCCGGGCCAACGCCTGTGGCTCGCATCTTTTGCCCCTGAATTAGAGCCCTCTGGAGATCCAACTCAGCCTTGATTTCCTCGCGAGTAGCCTTGGCCTTTTCCAGTTTGGTCTGAGCGGCCTCTAAGTCAGCCTCGATCTGCACAGCAGTGGCCTTGGCGGTACGGCCCGTGGACCTGTCTAATTCGTCCAGCGCCTCTTGCAGCGTTTTGACCGACTTTTCATGCTTAGTAGCCGCCTCCTCGGCCGCCTTGTGGCTTTCCCAGAGCTTAGAGGCGAACATGCCCGCCATTGACCCGGCGGCCATCAACGCGGCACCCCATGGACCAGATAGGAAGGAAGCGACTTTGCCAAGCTTGCCCTCTACTCCATCGAGGGCGTTCACAACCTGCGGGCCTTGTTGCGCCAGAATTAGGAAAGGGTTCTGCCCGCCAGCCAACTGCGTGCCGATGTCGGAGATCTGAAAGCCAAGATTCCTCATGCGCTGCTGCGACTGCGCCGACACAGCATTGTGCGTCGTGAGGGCGGATGTTGCCTGCTCCAGCCGGGCCTTGAGGTTGCTCTCGGCCATCGCAAACTGCTCGGCCGAAATTGCGCCCGCACTGTAGAGGCTCTTCGCCTTGTCCATCTCCTTGTTGAACCGGCTCTGCGCCGCATACACAGGATCGACCGAAGACAGCAGCCGGTCAGCCGACTTGGCAAGACGCTCATGCTCCTTTTCCATCTTCCTGGATGACTTCTCGATCTCCGCCGTCAGATCCCGTAGAGGAACGACGAAAGACGAGCTCTCCAGTGCAATTGAGGTGTGAAGACTGGCCGCCTGTGTCATCTGCTTCTCCAATAAAAAAGGCGGCCCGAAGACCGCCTAATCGATTCTTTTGGAATTCTGCTTATTCAAGGCAGCAAGGCTCGCGCGTGCGCCCGGTTGATTCGTCCAGCCGCCTTAGTTCGCGCGCCAGATCTGGATCCGCCACATGCGGGACAGCGACTTGGTCGCCCATGATGCGAAACTTGCACAGCTCAGTTTCCCGCAGAGGCGTGCCGTATGCATTGGCCGCATCGTAAACCAGCGAGACCCACTGCTGGTCGTTAACTCGTGTAGATTCGGCCGAAACGCGCTCATATGTTGATGGCGACCGAAGGCCGCCCAAGACATACTTCTCGCACGCTTTCACCTCTGGCTTATCTGAGAATGGCTCCACCGCCCGCCACCAAAGTGGCGCGCTTATTGCTATTCCCAACGCCGCAATTACGGCCAATAGGCCGCCGCCCACCTTGTTGGCGTCTTTTATGTCTGCCTGCTCCATACGCCCCCCCCTGAATCGTTGGGGGAGCATAACGGCAAGGGTGATGCAGAGCAATTAGGGCGGCCACGGACCGCCCTATCCGATCACTCCAGCTTCTCGGGGATTTGAATAAACGTCATGCCATCTTCAAGCTCTGCCGTCAGGCGTCTCGCCATCGCAATGCCCTTGTTGGCGTTATAGTAATCCATGTAACGACGAAGCTGAGCAACCGATTTCTTAGTGAAGTTTGAACGCTTAACTTCAACAGGAACAGGCTCCCCGTTAACAATCAAAAGAAAATCACACAGCCCCTTCGGCCCCTTTGCCTTAGATAAGGCCGCGCCCGGCACATATTTCTGCAAATTTCTCTCTATGTGATCGTGCACCGCATATTCATCAACGGCAAATTGGCGCGCAATATCGGCCCAGGCAGCACTTGATATCTCAGCATGGTCGTCTGACCACATTCCCTCATTCACCGCGTCCGTCTCTGCTTGGCGCATGATAGCTCGCGCCTCTTCCCTCGACGCAGCCCGAAGGGCGCGGGCCACCTTCTTGCAAAAGAGGCTAAACGCCGCCGCTTCAATGAGGGCCGCCACAGCGGCGGGCTCCATGTCGTTTAGTGAAAAGCGACGTATGGAGACGGGAAGGCCCCACTCGCTGGCGGCCTCCCTTGCCTCTTCCTCAGTAGGTGCGTCGTGGACAATGGTCTCATTGCCCTCCTCGCAGAGCGAGACGAACCAAGTCTTTTTGGTCTCACCATTAATAACGCCGGACCAAACCTCGATTCGCTTCGGCATAAGTTCCACGACCTTGGACATCATCCCCCTCGTTCATCTCGAGTGCGCCGCTCAACATGTCTTCGCTCGGAGTTATGCCTAACTGCTTGGCGAAATACAGGACGCCTTTGGGGGTCATATAAGAACGAAGGCGAGCCTTGTCCTCAACAAGAGTGGATTTCACCTCGAAGAGCCCCAGGGCGCGATATCTCGCCTTAGGCAGCAACGCGCTGCCCTGGTAGAACATGTAGCCTTGCTTGAGGTATGCAACGAACCTGTTGGCGCCATAGCCGAGGATCCGACCTACATTCTGGAGCCCGTACAGCCCCTCGGCGCTGACGAACCGGTCATAGAAGTCGGTCTTTGGCTTGGCGGCCTCAACCAGCCTTTCAGCCCGAGCGGCCCGGTCCTGAAGCTCCTTGTTTACCTCAATGAGCTGAACGGCGATGTTTGCCAGCTGGGCCGGGTCTCTTAAGTTGACCTGCGCAGCACCATAGCTGCCGGTCTTGCGGATAGAGGGAATTACGTCCTCGGTGATCCAATCTGCAAACCGCTCCGCCTCTGGTTTCCGGCTTCGAAGCACCAGCTTGTAAAGTCCAGATTCGCTGATGACCACCAGCGACTGAACGCGGCTGTCTGCGATACCCTCGGTATTGCCGAGGGTATGCCGTTCCCGCTCCTTCAGGCGAGAGGCGGCGTCAGATGGATTGCTGATTCCGAGCACCCGACAGACATCCGCCAACACGAACCATGGCTCGCCATCCCGGCTGGTCACCCGAACATCGGTTGCATCAAACGCAAAGGAGACTAAAGACGTGCTGCCCATATCTGGGCCTCCTATGTTTTGAGCGCTGCAATCGCTCAGGACCTTGGTGACAGCGGGGTGCGTAGGCCGGTCCAAAGCGAACGCACCCCGCCATCGACCCGCCGTTGCAGTCGGCAGGCCCTCCCCCGTCGGGGAACTTTGCGATTTCGTTAGATCAGTTGGTCAGATTGGCGAGACGCCGAGCGTCGCTGAGGATCAGCTGCTTATACTCTGCCCCAGGGTCGCCCCCGTTTCCGTCCTCACCCCACATCAGGGTCAGCTTGTGCACAAGCGCAGGCATGTCCGGCGCTGGGATACGCATGAGCTGATCAAATTTGTTGTGCGCCTCCTCCCCGGTCGCAAAACACAACGCCTCTGTTTCGGCGACCCTGTGCTTGCGCCTGAGCGCCTCTCTCGTGGCTCTCCATTCGTCCCACTGGGGAAGCAGCACCCTGCGCGCCTCTTCGTGCGCGTCACCAAGATAGCTGCCCTTGATGAGGTCCCAGCTCTCACCCCGCAGAACCTCTTCCGACGCGAACTCTGCCGGGAAAATGATTGAGGTTCCGTCGGGGCGCGTAACGGGCACATCGTGCCGCAACGGCGGGCGGTCCGGGCATTCCTCAATGAATGCTGTGAAGGACTCGTCCTCTTGCCGAAGAGCATCGGCAAGGGCCGCCTCCGCAGCCTCATGCTGTCTGACAGCCTCTTCCCATACCGCCCTGTCAGCGCGGGCCGGGGAAGGCATGGCAACGCCTGCCACAGCAGTTGCGGCAAGAAGCCCGAGCATACCGCGTCGGGAGGTGTTATAGGTGGCCTCAGCCATCGTCGTCTCCGATTCAGACGGTTGGTGGTCAGGTCGGGTGTGGGGAGCTTCCACCTTCCCCATCCGACCGCTTCATGCTTGCGAAGCACCTTCAGATTGCCTACACTCTCGACCACTGTCAACTACATTATGTAGGCACTTTGTAGATGTCCCAAACAACCCCGATTGGCGTTCGGCTACAGCAGGAAACCAAGGCGGCCCTGGAAAAGGCTGCCAAGGATGACCGCCGTTCGATGGCCTCCCTTGTGGACAAGATCCTGACAGACTGGCTCCGCGAGCGCGGCTACCTGCCAAAATGACCGAGGCCGAGAAGCGCCGACGCCGCCTTGAGGCGAAGCGTCACAACGAGCAATGGAAGGTCACTGCGACCTTCCTGAACAACATTGCAGCCGCTTTCCTGATCGGTGCGTTTGTAACACCAGTGGTGACCAGCGGCTCCACTACCACGTCGGCGATTTGGCTTATCGTGTCAGCTTGGGTACACTTGGCTGCACGATTCGTTCTGATGCGGCTTGAAAGCGAGGACTGACATGGAAGAAGGCTTTGTACTCTGGGCCGCCCCCATCGCCGGCTTCATTGTTTCCTTGGTCGCCATGATCGCCTCCAAGATCAGCGCCACCCGCTTCGAGAAGAAGTGGGGCAAGGATCGCTAACCCCTCACCCTCTTCTCAAAGTGCCGGAACAGCGCCGCCGCCTCTGCTTCCTCATCCCGCTCAACGGGCGGCTCGTACACCTTGAGGAAGTCCTCTGGCATGAGTGGCCTCTGATCGGGGCCTATGTTGCTGTTGAAGCCGAGGCAGGCGAGCAGCCGGAAGCCGTCCATCATTCGCTCGGTGCCGTAGGGCTCGATCAGATCAAATGCCATCAGTTCTGTCAGTTCAGCGCTTGTGAGCGCTGCGCCAAGCTCCCGGGGTGTGCGGCCCATCGCCAGGCAAAGCCGAAGCAATGCCCGGCGCGTAGGCCGCTCGGTCAGTTTTTTGCCGCTTCCTCGACGTCACCTGCACCAAGCTTGTTCAGATCACTGATAGCGCCGAATACGCGATCCAGAGCGTCTGCGGACTTCCGCCCCAGCTTCTCAACGTCCGCCTCCGTGAAGATCGGCTGGCCCTGCTCGTCAACGATACACGCCGCGGCATAGCGAGCGCGCAGATTGATTGGTGCGCCAGCCTGCCGCGCTCGGGCATACGCCGCCTCGAATTCGTCACGCTCTGCGGCCGCCATGGTGCGGACGCGGACCGTGCCGCCGCCCCACTCGGGGATCTGCACATCCTTGGTGGGGAGGTCATCTGCGCCAAGAATGTCATCGCGAGTAAGAATTTTGCTCATTATGCCCTCGTCACATCACCGGTGGAAGAAATGGTCACGTCGGCCTTCATCTGAGTGCCGACAGCTGCCTTTGGCTGGAACAGCGAGACCGTGGCCGCAAAGCTGTAGGTAGAGCCGAAAGCGGCTGGCAGCGCCGCCTGGAACTCCAGCGCATCGCCGCTTTCATAGGCGTCCTCAAGGGCCTGCTGAGCCTCTTGATACTGACCGCCCGTTCCGGGCGTCAGGTTAATCTCGAATGACAGATCGAAGCTGTCGGGAATGTCCACGATGTGCTCCTTCCGAGCGGAATCGAGTGTCGTGGTATCAATCTTTGCCCGCTGGCCAGCCGGTATCGAAATCGAGGCGATGCCCGGGATCGCCACATAGGTTTCGCCGATCTTGACCTTCAGCTGCGTGCCTTTGGAATGCACAGCCATTTGCCGTCTCCATA